CCGCTGGTGGAGATCCAGAATCCAGCTTTTTTTCTGGTAGTGAATTTACCCAAGAAGATTTGCCGTACAATGTTGATGAAAACGGCGTCATGTATAACGAGGAAGGAGAGCGCGTTTACTTTTATCAGGGTAGTCAAGAATCAGCTAACGCAACTCAAGACAATCCTGAAAGAATGAATGACTACGGGGACAGTGGGTATTACCAAATGACCCGAATGGTTGGAGACAAAGAAAATCTTAAAGGTTTATACCTTACAGAGTCACAGATAAAAGAGCAGTGGGACTCTGATGAGATGAACCAGTTTAAAGATGCTCATCCAAACATGGATTGGGATACATACTGGTCTTACATTACTGAACGGCAGTCTTTGATTGAGTCGGGTGAGCTTACCAACGGTATTCGCCCTACAGACGAAGAGTTCTGGTCTGAACAAGGCGAATGGCTTGGTGACGAAGCCTTCGGTGATGACTTAGGAAACGAAGCCTATCAGGGCTTATTAAACAAATATGGGATACAGGGCAAATATTACGACGATGATGGCAATGGCTACGTCTGGAACGGCTCTGGTTATACAAAGGTTTACGACGTCCCTAAGGCGGATTTTAGAGATTACGCCAAAATGGCGGCGGCTACTGGCTTAGCCCTTATCGCAGGCCCAGTATTAACAAACTCATTAACTGCTACGTTAGGAACGGCAGGCGCTAAAGCGGCTTCATCTGCCATCATAAGCATAGCTTCTCAATACGCAACTACAGGCGAAGTAGATTTAAAACAGGCACTTGTATCTGCGGCTATTTCTTATGGCGGCGATAAATTAGGTGAAGTTCTTAAAAACTCTGACGCGCTATCAGGCATTAATGAGCAAGTGTCAAACATTACGGACACGTTCAACGAAGTGATAGAGAAAACAGGGGACATTGGCTCTGCGGCTATTAAAGCTGGTGGTATGTCAATGCTTACACAGCTTGTGTCTACAGGTGATATAGATTTAAAAGAAGCTGCTGTAGCTGCTGTTATTGGTGGAGGCATTGAAGCGTTTAATCAGTTTAAAACTTACATGAGTGATTTAGGTGTTCCTGAAAACGAGTACATGGCTGATCTTGCTGAGTACGAAGAGTTTCAACAAGCTGCTATAGACGCAGATATTAAAGATCCATTCTTAAATCCTAACTACACTACTGTAGGTGATGGGTTAATGGTTAACGCAGCGGGTAATGTATTTAACTATGACGGCGATAACTTAGGCAATATGTCTACGTTAGACACGAACAATGACGGTATGTTGTCAGGAACGGACTTACAACAAATTGAAGTTACGGCAACAAAGGTTGACGATCCATTTATGGGTTATGCGCTAGGCGACAATGTAATTGTTACCGCAGACGGTACGACCCTACCAAAAGACTCTGTTCTTGTAGCAACAAGAGATGGTGGTTACTACAGTTATGATGCAGAAGGTAACAAAGTTGATGTTACCCTGCAACCATACAACGAGGTTTTTGGTGGTAGCAAAGGCGATTTAGTTTGGACTTCTGAAGGTGGGACAGACGGTTATATTAGTTATGAAAATGGTGAGTTAGCTTACAAAAAAGTAGAAGGTCAATGGGTTGACGCTCAAGGCAACGTAGTAAATGATCCTCAAACTGTTGACGAACTAACTATGGTAGCGGCTAAGGCTATTGATGAGCCTTTAGAGTCTGTTGAGTATTTCGATCAATCTGGTAATCCTATTACTTATAAATATCCTCCTGCTGGACTACAAGATAACTTTGAACAGGGTGAGTTTAAGGGTCTTATTTTTGGGCCTAATGGTGAAATTAGTGAGGTGTGGTATGACCCTGTAACCAACACTGAGTATGTTAAAGCTCAAGGCACTACTCAAATTACAGCCATTAGAACTCCTGATACTCCACCAGAACCAGTAGATCCTACAAAAGTTACAGAAGTTACGGAAGTTACAAAAACAACTACTTCTGGCGGTCAAGAAGTTGCTAACAATACGGCTGATGCTATAGCTACTGCTACAAACACTAACCAAATTAATGAAACAATTGCTGCGGCAAGTCAACAAGGCGCTTCTGCTTCACAGTTAGCAAATGCAATTAATGCGGCTGTTGCTGCTGGTACTATATCTGCTGAACAAGCTGCTGCTGCTTTAGGTGCTATTAATGTAACCGCATCTGTAGACCGAAGCACAACTAGTATTTCTACAGGTGCTGGTGGTATGTTAACAGGAGGGGCTGGTGATATTGATACTGGAACTACCGCCACAGGAACCACTGATACAGGCACGGGAACTGGTAATACTGGTGTAGAAACCTCTGGTACAGGCGATACTGGTACTGGCGATACTGGTACAGGTGATACAGGTACTGGTGATACTGGTACAGGTGATACAGGTACTGCTGATACGGGTACAGGCACTAAAAACTACTCAACTGCAATAACAGGTGCTCTTGGTGGTGCTATAACTGCAGTAGCAGGCACGGGAGATCCCGGTACAGGAACCCCCGGACCAGCAGATCCCGGCACAGGTGGCCCTGAAACTGGAGGACCGCCCGGAACTGAAGGACCGCCCGGAAAAGATGGTAAAGACGGAAGAGATGGAGTATCAAGTAGACCGTTTACTCCTTACGAATTTAAAGGTCTTTCGTATCAGACACCAACAATACAAGAAATAGTTCAGAATCCTAACATTGATTACACGGCTTCTCTTGATCGTATTATTAACAAGGGTATGTTTGGAAACTTAATATGACATATTTAAATCTAGTAAACAACGTACTTAGGCGGTTACGAGAAGATGAAGTAACCACTGTTAACAGTGACACGTACAGTGCTATGGTTGGTGACTACATTAACGACGCCAAACAGCTTGTAGAAAACGCATGGGATTGGTCTAATCTTAGGTCTACTCTTACAGTTTCTACGGTTGCTGATGACTACACTTACTCGTTAACTGGCTACCAAGACCAAGGTAAAATCTTAAACATTATTAACGACACATCCAATATTGTTATGGAGTACAGACCACAAGAATGGTTTGACGATAAGTTTTTTGTTAACACTCCTGTTTCTGGTGCGCCTCAATATTACACCTTTAGTGGAGTTGACGGTTCTGGTGACGCACAAATTGATGTGTATCCCAAGCCTGATGGTGTTTACTCTTTGAAAATTAAAAGCGTTATTAGAAACGTAGAACTTAGCAACGACAACGACATACTTGCTATTCCTAGTCAGCCTGTAATCCATATGGCTATTGCTATGCTAGCCCGTGAACGTGGTGAAACAGGTGGTACATCAACACCAGAATACTTTGCTATTGCTGACAAGTATCTGTCTGATGCTATTGCTCTTGATGCACAAAAACATCCTGAAGAAACTATTTGGTTTACACCATAGGAGATACTAGATGGCCCAGCCTCTACAAAGTATTAATCTAGTTGCTCCTGCGTTCAAAGGGATCAACACAGAAGACTCTCCACTTGCACAAGATCCTTCTTTTGCGGAGATTGCAGACAACGCTGTTATTGATAGACGAGGCAGGCTCGCATCAAGAAAAGGAAACCAAGTAATTACAGAAGACAAAACTGTTCTTGGTACAGATTACATTAGCACAATCCACGAATTCTACGACGGTGCTGGTAACGAAGTAATCTTTAGTACTGGTAATAACAAGATTATGACAGGTACGACTACACTGGTTGATGCTACGCCGGGGTCGTACACAATTACAGATAACGATTGGAAGATAATCAACTTTAACGATCACGCTTACTTTTTCCAGCGTGGCTACGAGCCTCTGGTTTACAGCAACAGTCTAGGTGCAGTAACCAAGATGTCCAGTGTAGCTGGTGCTTCTGTTTCGTCTACACAGTATTGCCATGAAGCTATCGCTGCATATGGGCGTGTGTGGTGTGTAGGCAACGCTACCGATGATAACACGATCTACTGGTCTGACTTGCTAATAGGACATGATTTTACTGGTGGATCTAGTGGTTCTATTGATGTATCTAAAGCGTGGCCTAGTGGGTTTGACAAAGTTGTAGCTATTTCTGCACACAACGGCCTGCTAGTTATCTTTGGTGAGCATAGCATTATTACGTACAGTGGGGCAGAAAGCCCTGCTACTATGGCGCTACAAGACACAATACCAAACGTAGGTTGTGTTGGTAGAAAGACTGTGCAGAACATTGGTACAGACTTGTTGTTCTTGAGCGACGATGGTTTGCGTAGCTTGGGACGTTCTATTCAAGAAAAGTCTCTGCCTATGTCTGACCTAAGTAGGAACGTCAAGCAAGAGATTATTGCTTACATTGCTACAACAACTGAACCTATTACATCTGTGTACAGCCCAGAGAATTACTTTTATCTTTTGTCTTTCCCAGATGTAAATCTATCTTTTTGTTTTGATCTTAGAGGGGTTTTAGAAAACAACTCTTACAGGGTAACAAGATGGCCTAGTGTTAACTTTAAGTGCTACCACAGAGACAGGAACGGTGACCTGTACATAGGGACTACTGCTGGTATTGGTAAGTACTTTGGTTACTTTGACAACAACGAAACTTATCGTTTCCGCTACACAAGTCCCGGCCTTACGTTTGGTGACCCTTCTAAAATCAAAATGTTAAAGAAGGTACGGCCTACTATTATTGGTGGTAACAATACCAACATTATTCTCAAGTGGGCGTATGACTTTAAAACAGCAACCAACTCTAGAGTGTTTACAGTAAGTGATCTTATTCCCGGTTTTTACGGAGAGTCAGAATACAACGTAGCACAGTACTCTGAAGGCGAGCTTGTAAACAGAAAAGCGTTAAACACTACTGGTTATGGAACCGTAGTTACTGTTGGTATTGAGACAGACATTAACGGTTACGGGTTGTCTATACAAGAAATGAATGTACTAGCACTAGTAGGTAAGACGTTATGAAGAATTATAATAAGA